TAGAATTGACATGGGTGACAACAATTTGACAATTCAAAGATTGTCAATGAGTATTCCATTGGTTACTAAATCAATGAGATTAATATCTAAGGCAATGAATTCATTAATCAAAGGGGTTTTTAATCAAGTTGGAAAAAATATACCTGAACTTTTAATTGTAATGGAAGATCAAGATAATGTACGAGACAAAATAACAGATTCAATTACCGAGTTGGCTGAATATAATAAAAGACAAATTAAAGCTCAAGAAAAAATAAATGCTAGAAAAGCAGCTGGAAAAAGCGGTTATTTTGTAGACAAATCTGATAAAAAAGAAATAGAAGATACTAAAAATTTAATTATATTAGAAAATATTAATCTTAGAAATTTGGAAAAAAGAGAAAAAGAACTTGCTGCAAAAAAATTAGAACTTGAAATACTAAAAGGATATAAAACCGAGGCGGAAAGATCGCGACCTAATTCATCATCCTCATCTCAATCTGGCGGATCACCGTCATTTAAGGGTCCTCAAAAAGAATTTTTTCAAAATATATATACTGCAATATATTCAGAAGCAAAAAAAGCTGGAGTTCCAAATCCTGAAGCTATTGCAATGTTGGGAGCAACACAATCAGCTTTAGAAACAGGATATGGTAAGAGTTTAGGTGGTGGAAATAACTATTTTGGTATAAAAGATTTTAGTGGAAAAAGAAAGAATTCTCAATCTACTCAAGAATTTATTAATGGTAAAATGGTAACTATAAACCAGCCATTTATGACTTATAGTAATATGAATGAATCTGCAGCAGATTATGTAAGATTACTTACTTCAAACTCCAGATATAAAGATGTGGTGGCGGCAAAAACTGCATCAGAGGCTATAGCTGCTCAGGGTAAATCTGGATATGCAACTGATCCAGATTATGCTAAAAAATTAAGTTCAATATATTCTAGCGCAATTTCAAAAGAAAACGAAAATAATCAGAATGGTCAGGCTGCCAACTCAAAAGACTATCAAGGATTGAATATAGGTGGTAAATATCCAGGAGAAGCAATTGCCGGTGGATCAGCGAGTAACAACATAATTGCTCTTGCCAGAAAATTTCAAAATATGTATCCTGGTGGAACATTTAGCGCATTCAATGATACAATGAAACGAGGCACTACAGCACATAAAGATGGATTGGCATTTGATTACACCTTACAGGGAGTACCAAGAGGAGGAAAAATATCAAAAGCAATGAGTAAAGAAATAACTGATTTCTTAAAAAATTCAGGTGCTTCAAAAGCAATAGATGAATATAATGACCCATCTAGCCAAGCGACTGGCGGTCACATACATGCAGAAGTAACCGCCAGAACTGGTGGTATATTTGATGGTCCAAGTACTGGGTATCTAATTGAATTACATGGTCGTGAACGAATGATGATTATACCTGATAATGATGGTAATAGTAATATGTTTTATGGTAAAAAACAAAAACAATCTGACAAATTATTAGCTAATTTAATTAGTATGATTGACTCAAACGTTGATGAAATGATAAATTTAATGAATGATAAAATATCATTACAAGAAAGAATGAAATCCTCTTAATCTTTATGAGAAAATAATATGTCCACAATTGACAATTTTAATTCAGAATTAGAACAAACTATTAGTGAGTTATCTAGTTTTAATAAAATTTTATTAAAAAATTCTAACACCAATCTGATTTTAACATCAAATGCTGCAAAAGTTGCAGCGGAAGAAGAAGAATCGGCCGAAATGCTTAAAAAACTTAAGGGAGTTACCAAAAACGCAACTGCTCAGTTTGGGACATTCACTAAAAGTTTATTGAATAGCGGCTCAAGCTTTGAACCATTAGCGGCAATTGTAGAGTTAGTTTCTAGCACTATGGGAAATTTTTTGGGAATATTTGGTCCAATTGGAGCATTTTTTGGAGCAGCTTCCGAAGCAACTGGCGCTGTTGCGGCTCATTTGATCAGATCAATGGATAAAGCATATGCTTCATTTGAAAAAATGAGTCAGAATGGAGTTGTTTCTAGTTTTACTGATATGCAAAAAGCTGGAGTTTCATTAGGAATGAGTATTTCAGAAATGGAAACATTGTTCACTAAAAGTTCAAAAGATATCGCTTTACTTGGAGGTTCAGCTGCGGGCGGTAGAGCTAAGCTTGAAGACTTAGGAATTCATAGTAGAGAAACAAGAAAACGAATGCAAAGATTAGGAATTAGTGCAACTGATTTTACAGAATTTCAAATTAGTGCACTAAATCAAAGACAAAGATATCAGGGCACTCAAATTAAAATTGACGATGATGCTGTAAAAATAACTGAAAATTATGCATTAGAGCTAAAAACATTAGCAGATTTAACTGGAATGTCTATCAGACAACATGATGAATATAATAAAAAATTAATGGATAGTGCTGAATATGTATTTGGTATACAAGGAAGAACAGATTTATCTGAACCAGTTAAAAAGTCAGTAACAAATTTCTTACATATTTTAAATGCATCTAGTCCAGAACTAGCAAAAATGACTTTAGGAGGATTGTCTAATTTTGGAATAGGAAGAACTCAAGCTGAAAAGGATTTTTTTAGTCAGATGGCAGCAGCAGGAACCGATATGATGAATCTTACAAAAGATTTAACATCTGGAAAAATAGACGAGTTTCAGGCAGTTCAAAAAACGATTGACACGTATAAAAGAATGGTATCTTATGCAGAAAAAACAGTCGGCGTAATAAATTCAGATAATCCATTATATGCAGTATACACTCAAATGCAAAAATTCATCACTGAAAAAGATGGATTAACTAAACAACAATATGAGGAACAATTAGATAAAAATAAAAAGATTGCAGCAGAATCTACTGGTTTAAATACTGAAATCGCAGATACTAAAACATACATGAGAGATACTAGTATTAGAATGGAACAATTAGCTACTAGTAGTGAAACCGTTGCAACATTGATGAATGTTATGAGCGATACAATGAAAGATTTTATGGATGAATTAGCTAAGATGGTTGGAAAAGGAGGACCAAAATCTTTGGAAATTCAGCGAGAATTAAACAGTGTTCAAAAAGAAATTAGAAATTTAAAACCACCAACAGAAAAAGATATATTAGAATCTTTGATTACTAATATGGGCACTTCAGTTGATGATGAATCAAAAAAACTTTTAAAAAAGTATGACGAAAAATTAGCAGAATTGAAAAAACAAGAACATAATTTAAAAATAAAAAATTATGCCAATGAAATAGAAGAAAAAAGAAAAAATATAAATGATTTTGATGAAACAACTAGATTACAGATAGAAGAATATCAAAAAAATAATCCAACTCAACCAAAAACTTCATCAACAACTCAAATAACTCCATCTACTGCAGTAGCTTCGACAGTAACATCACCTGCAGCTCCAACAGCAGCATCGGCAGTAACATCATCTGCGACAAACTCCAGTGCATCTACTGGCTCAACAAGTAAACCAACTGTTGCGGCAACATCTGTTGCTCCAAAAAATAATTTACCGCAATCTCCCTCAGCCACACCTCAGTCTGAATTAATATCTGATACTGGTTTTGCAGCTAACACCGGTGGAATTGTACAAAATACAAATGAATCCGATCAATCTGACAAAGGAACAAATGTTTCTCAAAGATCATTACCAGGATCATTGAATATTGCAACTCAAGATAATAAACATATAGAAAATATGTCTATGAATCTTAATGATAAATTTGCTCTTTTAATTGATTTACTAGAATCAAGTAACTCAATGACTAAAAAGAAAATGCAAGCAACAATGGCTTAATTGATAAATACTAGACATTGAAGATGAGATATGTCATACAAGAAAAAATTTACTAATAAACACGGATCACTAAGTCCAATTTCAGGAGCCAACAGTAACGAAGGTTCTTGGAATGGCGGAGCTGGTATGAATCAATCACCAACAGGTGGTTGGGATAATAATTTTGCCTTTAGAAACTATCAAAGTCGTTTACCAGAAGTATATACTGGTCATCCAAATCGTATTGAACGATATAATCAATATGAAATGATGGATTGTGATCCAGAAATCAATGGATGTTTAGATATTTTAAGTGAATTTTCTACACAGTTAAATGAACATAACAAAACTCCATTTGATATACACTTTAATGGTGAACCAACACAAACTGAAGTAGAGTTGATTGGTAAACAATTACAACAATGGTGTAAATTAAATGAAATGGATGTCAGAGCATTCAAAATATTTAGAAACACTGTAAAATATGGTGATCAAGTATTTCTACGTGATCCAGAAACATTCAAATTGTTTTGGGTTGATCCAACTAAAGTAGTTAAAGTTATTGTAAACGAAAGTGCAGGTAAATTACCAGAACAATATGTAGTTAAAGATATCAATCCAAACTTACAAAATCTAACGGTAGCAGAAAAGACCAGTACAGATTTTCAAGCACAACCACCAACTGCTGGATATAGTGCACCATATTCATATACTGTACCAAATGAACCATATGGTACAACAGGTACACGTTTTAGTTTAGGTGTTAATGAAATGGCAATTGATGCCAAACATGTTGTACACTTATCATTGACAGAAGGTCTAGATCGCTATTGGCCATTTGGTCAAAGTGTATTAGAAAATATTTTCAAAGTTTATAAACAAAAAGAATTGTTAGAAGATGCGGTTCTGATCTATCGTGTTCAACGAGCACCAGAACGTAGAATTTTTAAGATTGACGTTGGTAATATGCCAAGTAATATGGCTATGGCATTTGTCAATCGTATTAAAGATGAAATTCATCAACGTAGAATTCCAAGTATTCAAGGTGGTCAAAGTATTGTTGATGCTACTTACAATCCATTGTCAACAAATGAAGATTATTTCTTCCCAGTAACAGCCGATGGTCGTGGATCTAGTGTAGAACTTATGCCCGGTGGACAAAACTTGGGTGAGATTGATGACTTACGTTACTTCAATAATAGATTGGCACGTGGTTTACGTGTTCCAAGTAGCTACTTGCCAACTGGTCCAGAAGATAATCCAACACCATTAAGTGATGGTCGTGTTGGTACCGCTATGATTCAAGAGTTTAGATTCAATAAGTATTGTGAGCGATTACAAGGTTATATGAGCAAAAAACTCAATGAAGAGTTTAAATTGTTTATGCGTTGGAGAGGATTTAATATTGATAGTGGATTGTTTGACATTCACTTTACTCCACCACAAAACTTTGCTAGTTATCGTCAATCAGAATTGGATACATCTAGAGTTCAGACATTTACTACTATGGCAGCTTTACCATATATGAGTATTAGATTTGCCATGGAAAGATTCTTGGGATTAAGTCAAGAAGAAATCAAAGAAAATCAGAAATTATGGAAAGAAGAGAAATCTGAGCCAGAAGATCAAGAAGCTAAAGGTTCTGATTTACGTAGTGTTGGTATTAGTACTGGTGATATTGATAGTGATTTGGAAACTGCCGACAATATTGAAAGTGATAGTGAAGGAGAAGAAGGTATAGCTCCAGAAGTTACTGCTCCAGTTGGTGCTAATGATCAAACTGCCAGTCCAGGTGCATTGGCAACTCCCCCTCCGGTATAATTTAAATTAATATCCAACCTTTTACGGATTTTGCTTCGTTTTTTATTAATTTGCAAATGTTTGGTCTATCGTTATCTGATAAAATTATTTTACAGAAATCATGACATGTGTATGTCACGACTTCATTTGTAATTTTGTGTTTAAAAGTAAATAGAGTAGAATTATAAGCTGGATTTTTACTTCCTCTTTGTCTATCTTTTTGATCTTCTCTTTTCATTGGATTATTTTCTGATATTTTTTGTCTAATTTCTTTTCTCTTTGCAAAATTATTATTCCCACTCATTCTGTCACGTAAATTTTTTGTTTGTTCTGAAGTTCTATTTCTAGATGGATGATTATTTCCAAGATTTATTAAACTTTTAGAAATTTTATTTTTTACTTCTTGTTTTTTACATGAACTATATTTTCCAGACGCTCCACCGTCTCCTTCTTCCGGTTTTAAATTGGCCCATGTTTTTTTGTTATATGAATCTACATCATCAACAATGTTCCATAATTTACTATAATACATTCCCCATTCTTTGAGTTCTTGTTTTGTTAAACATTCTTTAATTACTATAGTAGAATGAGAATTGCCATGTTCTCTAAGATGTCGTTTCCAATATGTTCCTGATCCTTTATATTTAAATGGATCTCTTATTGTCTGACATAAGTATTTTAAACCGGTTTTATTGTGAGTTTTGACTACTAGATAAATAATCATGCTGATTGCTCCTAATAAGCATTAGAGTAGTTGGGTCTGATCACCGCGAACTACAATAGTATTTATCAAATTTGATAAATAACATAAAGGACTTTAATTAACATGATGCTATTTGAATTTTACTCACATGCACCTCAAGGATATCAAGATGTTGAAGATGATAAATCTCAACCAGAATGGGGTGAGTCACGCAAAACCAAATTAACACTTGGTATGATATCCAAGATTCGTAAAATGAACGAAGTTCAAAGTTATGAACGAGCGATTGATTTAAAAAACATCAGAAAACAATATGGTGCCCCACCAGCCGAGAGCGGCGGTTTGTAAATTTATACTATATATTTAAAAAACCCATAAAATGCGTACATATTACGCTATTTTTTTGGCTATTCGCTAAATATTAATACAAAGCCATTTACATAAGGAGATTTTAAATGTCTACAGCAAAATTTGAAAAACTTATTGATCTTATTATCAATGAAGACAATGAAAGAGCAGAACAATTATTTCATGAGATTGTAGTTGAAAAATCTCGTGATATTTATGAATCATTAATTAGTGAAGATGAAGTAACAGGTATGATGGACGAAGTTTCTGATGAAATGGGTAGTGAAGAAATTGGAATGGAAGGAATGATGGAAGACGACGATGAATTCATGGATAATGAAGAAATGGACGGCGACTATGATACTGATGGTGAAGAAGATGAGTTTGACGATGAAGTTGAACTAGACGGTGATGAAGAAGGTGAAGAATACGAAGAAGAAGAACTTGAAGATCGTGTTGTTGATCTTGAAGACAAACTTGACCAATTAATGGCTGAATTTGAACAAGAATTCGGTGGTGACGAAGAAGAATTTGGTAGTCAAATGGATGATAAAGACGACCAAGAAAGTGACGTTATGGAAGCCGTTGAATTAAAAAAGGTTTCAGTAACACACACTGACGGCGCCGATGGTTCATCAAAGAAAAGTACAGTAGATGCTAACAGTGGTCAAAAAGGTATGGCATCAAAGCCAGTTAATTTTAGTGGTAGTTCAGAATCAGTTCCTACTAGCCCAAAGAAGCCAACAAATTATGGCGCTAAAGGCGAAACAGAAGTTAAAGGTGCTGGATCATTCAAGAACAAAGTTGGTGGCGATGCTAGCAACGGTTCAGGTAAAGGTGAAAGTGCTCCTAAGCCAACTAAAACACAGGCTAGTGGTACAAATGAGCGCAGTGCGGTTCCAGAAAGCCGTCGCACTACCAAGCGTAGAATTTAAAGGATAAGGTATAAATGGCTTTGTATCTTAGAGAGAACTTAACATTCGACAGAGCGAACCTCATAGTCGAATCAGTTAAGGAAGAAGGTGATAAAAAATCTCTTTATATGAGAGGAATTTTTATCCAGGGTGGGGTGAAGAACGCAAATGAGCGTGTTTACCCCGTTCCTGAAATTGAACAAGCCGTAGTAACCTTAAACGAACAAATCCGAAGCGGTAACTCAGTATTGGGTGAAATCGATCACCCAGATGATTTAAAAATCAATTTAGATAGAGTTAGTCATATCATTACAGAAATGTGGATGGATGGCGCTAATGGTTTCGGTAAATTAAAAATTATTCCAACTCCCATGGGACAGTTAGCTGCCACCATGTTGGAGAATGGAGTCAAACTCGGCGTTAGTAGTAGAGGCAGCGGTAACGTTGATGAAGCTACAGGCAAAGTCAGTGACTTTGAAATAGTTACTGTGGACATCGTGGCACAACCCAGTGCTCCAAATGCATACCCAAAAGCAATTTATGAATCATTGATGAACATGAAAAATGGCCATCGTGTTTTAGAAAACTTAAAAGGTACAAATTTGGACAAGGATGCTAGAGTTCAAAAATTCTTGAAAGATGAAGTAGTTCGTCTTATCAAGGAATTGAAATTATAAAAGGGGATATCAATGTTTGATGCCATCAAACCATTACTTGAAAGCGGAATCGTTACTGAAGATACAGCCCAAGCCATTAATGAGGCATGGGAAGTAAAATTAAACGAAGCTCGCGAACAAGTTCGTTCAGAACTCCGAGAGGAATTCGCACAGAAATATGAGCATGACAAGAACGTAATGGTAGAAGCCCTTGATAAGATGGTTACTGAAGGTCTAACTGGTGAAATTACAGAATTTCAAACAGAAAGACAAGCAATGAATGAAGATCGTGTCAAAGCACAAGTTAAATTACGTGAAAATGTACAAAAATTCAATGAATTTATGGTTACTAAACTAGCCGAAGAAATCAAAGAATTACGTAATGATCGTAAAGTTCAAATGGAAGCCCGTGGTAAACTAGAACAATTCGTAGTAAATGCTCTAGCCCGTGAAATTGGCGAATTTGAAACTGACAAACGTGCTGTAGTAGAAGCCAAGGTCAAATTAGTTGCAGAAGCTAAACACCAACTTGATTCACTTAAAGCTAAATTTGTAGCTGAAAGTGCAAGAAAAGTTAGTTCAGCAATCAGTACACATTTAAAAGGCGAAATCAGTCAATTGAAAGAAGACATCCAAAGTGCAAATGAAAACACATTTGGTCGTCGTTTGTTTGAAGCATTTGCCGCTGAATTTAGTTCAACACACTTGAACGAAAAAGCAGAGACACGTAAACTTCTAGCAATCTTAGATCAAAAAGATCAACAATTAGCTGAATCTATCGAAACTGCTAAACAATCACAACGTTTAGTAGAAAGTAAAAACCGTGAAGTTCGCATTATTAAAGAAAGTAACCTTCGTGAACGTACTATGAGTGAATTACTCGGAACACTAAATGAAGACAAAGCCCATGTAATGAAGAACTTACTAGAAAGCGTCCAAACACCAAAATTGAAAGGCGCATTCGACAAGTATCTACCAGCAGTATTGAATACATTAACAGAACAAAGACCAGTTGCTAAAAAACAAATGATCTCTGAAAGTGTAGCAATTACTGGTGATAAATCTGCCAAGAAAACAGAAGTTGAGACCCAAGAACGTGATAACGTGATTGATATCAAGCGTCTGGCAGGGCTTTAATCGACATACTATTAACAGGAGATAATTAAATGTCAAAAGTACTATTAGAGAGCCGCTGGAATGAAACCAAAGAAGCCCTCCTTGAAGGTCTCAAAGGCGTCCGCCGCTCATCAATGGGTGTTATTTTAGAAAACACCAAAAAGCAACTACTTTCTGAAAGTAATGCTGGAACTACAACCGCTGGTAATATTGCCACACTAAATCGTGTCATTCTTCCAGTTATTCGCCGTGTTATGCCTACTGTTATCGCTAACGAGTTAATTGGTGTTCAACCAATGACTGGTCCAGTTGGACAGATTCATACACTACGTGTTCGCTATGCTCAAAACTTGACAGACAATTCAGCAGCTCAAACTTCGGTTGTGGCTGGTGACGAAGCTCTATCACCATTCTTGATCGCTCAAGCGTATTCACGTACAAAGTCTAGCGATAATACAGCAAACAGTTATACCGCAGCTCCAACCGCTACTCTTGAAGGTAACGGCGGAAAAGCAATCTCTGTACAGATTCTACGTCAAGCTGTCGAAGCCAAGAGCCGTAAGTTACAAGCTCGTTGGACATTCGAAGCTGCACAAGACGCACAATCAATGCATGGTATCGACGTTGAAGCCGAAATCATGGCCGCTTTAGCACAAGAAATTACTGCTGAAATCGACCAAGAAATTCTTCTTTCATTACGTCAATTGGCTGCTACTGAGTTTACATATAACCAAGCTACCGTTTCTGGTACCGCTACATACGTTGGTGACGAACACGCTGCTTTAGCTGTTCTAATTAACCGTGTTGCTAACCTAATCGCCCAACGTACTCGTCGTGGCGCTGGTAACTGGTGTGTTGTTTCTTCAGAAATGCTGACTGTTCTTCAGTCTGCTACAACATCAGCTTTTGCCCGTACTACAGAAGGTACATTCGAAGCACCTACTAATACAAAATTAGTCGGTACATTGAACAACGCAATGCGCGTTTTCGTTGACTCATATGCTCCAAGTGGAACACCAGTTCTAGTTGGTTATAAGGGTTCTTCAGAAACAGACGCAGCTGCATTCTATTGCCCATACATTCCGTTGATGAGCAGTGGTGTTGTTCTAGATCCGTCAACATTCGAACCAGTCGTTTCGTTTATGACGAGATACGGCTACGTGGAATTGACAAACACAGCATCCAGCTTTGGTAATGCTGCTGACTACGTTGGTGAGATCGCGGTAACTAATATATCGTTTCAGTGATATTTTACCACTATTCAAGAACTTTTTGAATATAGTAAAACAAAAACCCGCTTCGGCGGGTTTTTTGTTGTCTATTTTTTCTTACGTGGTCTACCACCAAGTTGCCATCCTTGTTCTATCCAAGATTGAAGTGTATCTTGTTTGACTTTTTTCTCGACATCGTTTCTATTAATACTAACAACACCTAGATTAGCCGCAGCAACAGCGTCACCATGTCCTTCTGATTTAGGCTTACGACAAGATATGGCAATCTTATTCTTATGAACGTCATTCATCGGCCCACGAACTAACCCTATCATAGAATCTCGTTGCTTATCTCTTGTTTCTTGAGATCGTTTATCCGTACCATTTTTCTTCATTGTGTCAACTGACTTTCTTACTTTTTCTTTTAATTTTTCATCTGTTAATTTTGGTCTATTCTGAGCCGCTTCTTTTACTCTGGCTAAAACTTCAGGACGATCTTCTTTACGACCTTTGTTCCAAATTTCTCGACCATTTATAAATTGTTCACTCATAGTTTCACTATGATTCTTACTCCACTCTATTCTGTTCTTCTCATACGCTCTGACAATAGCATATGATGACTGACGTTCCATATGTTCTCCAGAGACACCCATCATATTAAAGGCATATATCATTGATACTTTGGCTGATCCAGTAGTCATTTTAGTCAAGAGCCAATGACACCAAGCGTGATCATGTCCAGTTAATTTGACAAGATTTTCAGGTGAATCATTGCCACCCATACTACGTGGGATAATATGATGTATTTCACCACGAGAATCTTTATCTAAAATGGCTCGTTTTTGGATGATACCATAGTACCATCGTGTATATTTTGTATTGTTAAATTGGTTCATATGTTTATTTATCTTTCGCTGTTACTAATATTACTTTTCAATCTTTAACTATACACTGTCATTCATTAAATGTCAACAAATATGATCAATCAAGATAAATATTATATATTATAGGATACTACTATGTTAGACAATCAAACACGTATGAGAGCAATGTTAAATTTAATTGAATCAGTAGATCAAGGTAAAAAACTCAAATTAAATGAAAGTATTGGTGAAGAATTATCTGAAGATAGTGGTTCTGATCCTCGTCAACTTGCACAAGAAGCACTTAGTGCAGCAGTAAGATACATTCAAGATGCATTAGAAGTATCTGAAGAAGATGAAGAAATTGCTTATGAATATTTTCGTGACGAAAATGCTGAAACAGTACTTGACATTTTTGTTGAGTATATTGAACATCAAGTTGATGCTCAACATAATGGTGATGCACCACCTAATGACGATTTTTAAATATTATTAAAAAAGATAAATACAGTATAATATAGGATACTAACATGTTAGACAATCAAACACGTATGAGATCAATGCTAGATTTAATTGAGTCAGTAGATCAAGGTAAAAAAATTAATTTAAATGAAAGTATTGAAGAGAAAGTATCTGAAGATGTAGAAGATACTCATCAAGATCCAGAAAGTTTAGCTGAAGAAGCACTTGATGCCGCTGCCGCATATATTCAAGATAAACTTGGAATTACAGATGGTGGTCCAGCTGGTATGTTCTTTAGTGGAGAAAATGGTATAACTGTAGAAAAGATTTTTGCTGATTATGTCATGTTTGAATATAAAAATATGGAAGACGATAATTCACAAACTTTAGATGAAGGCGCTATGAAGCGTTGGCTTATAAATCAAGCAATGTCTATGGAGAAAGATGATTTTGTTGCAAATGCGATGCGACGCAACGGGGCGATTTTTCTGAGCTCAGAAGAAGCAGAAGAATACTGGGACAATATTAACGGTGTAGACGATGAAGAATCTGATAGTAATACACGTAGCAATCAATTTGAATCAGTAAAATCTAAAACTGGAAAATTACCATCAATGGCACATATTAAAAAAATGTGTAAAGATGGAAAAACTGTAGCAGAAATTTGTAAAATGCATCCTGATTGTGATCGTGCCGAATTAAAACAAATGGTAGCTGATTGTAAAGATAAATTGTCAGAGTCTGGTGAAGGGAATTCTTCTACTCGTGAAAAATCTGTCAGTGACAGTGATGAAGGATATGATAAATGGGATCCAAAACATCCTAATTTTGCAAAAAACTACAAGAAATATAAGACTAGTAATCCAGAAGGAACATTAAAATCTTTTATTGCTCATTTGAAGAAAGGTGCATTGGCAGAAGGTGTTAGACTTAACAAATTTCGTCAAGTAGCTGATATTCTCAAAACATTACCTGAAAATAATCGTAAGATTTTAGCTAAGCGTCACTGTAAGATTTTTGAAAGTAATAATTCACGTTTTAATAGTAGAAAGTTTATGACATATATTGGTCTTAATGAAGGTGATGTAGAAGATTTCTTAGCACGTGGTGGAAAAATACAACAAGGTGCACCAACAGATAAAAAGACACCTAGAGCTAGAAATTCTAGTTATACTGATCATTCAATGCGTAAGGGTGAACAAGGTCGTCGTGGTAGAGGTTATCAAGATTATGATCCTGATGATCATCAGTCACGTAATGATGATATTGATTATCCAACAAAAGATATTCGTAAACCTGAATATGAAAGTAAACAAATGAATGAAACTTATGGTAATGGTGAGATTGAAGTTAACTTTATCAATAGTGGAACTGGTCAACAGTTAGGTATGAAGACAGTTCAAGCTGGTAGCATTACATTAGATAATTATGGACGTCCGGTTATGAAAGTTTCATCTCCATTTGCATCTGGTAATACGTTAATGGCTAATTTTGATTCTAAAACTGGTGGTTGGGTTGTTGATTTAGACTAATTACAATCTGATATTACTCCAATCAATGGTGGCATCCACTGTTAATTCCGCCCTCTTTTTGATATTTTTCAATCTGAGGGCGTTACAATTTTGGCAGATAGTTTCTCCATTAATCAAACATAATTGACAACTATCAATTGATTCAAAGTTACATATATTGCACTTTGAATCTTTTTTCTTTTTGGTATATTTTAATTTTGCACAATGATTGCATAAAGTATGCCATCGCTGATATCCACTTACACTACGACCATTTGGTCTTGATGGTAATTTATTACATTCTTTACACATGGGTCTGATAGATTGTTGTTTTAGCATTATAATATTTATGTTATAAGTCATGGGACCCTAGTTTTGACGATTAATTTAAATATAATACGATAAATATTACTATAACTGGATAAAGCATGGCACAACAAATTATTAACATTGGAGCTTCGTCAAACGATGGTAATGGCGATCCTCTAAGACTTGCGTTTGAAAAGATTAATGAAAACTTTACTCAACTATATAGTTTAGGATCCGGTGGAACTGCGGCTCCACCACCAGGCGCAGTTCAATTTGCGGCCACAAATAATCTAGATACAATTGCTTATAATAGCGGTACATGGGTAATATTTGGTACACCATTACGATATTTTTACAGTACAGATGGAATAAATTACAGTAATCAAACTAGTCCAGTTAATCAACCAATAAATTCAGTAACTCCAACACCATTAGGATTTATTGCAGTTGGAGATAATGGTACTATTATCACAAGTAGTAATATTGCCACTACATGGACAGTACAAACAAGCGGAACAACAGAAAATTTATTACGAGTATATTATACTGATATTACTGGATTATATGTTGCGGTTGGTGAAAATGGAACAATATTAACTAGTTTAAATGCTATTACTTGGACTTTACAGGCTACTGGAGTATTAGAAAATTTACGTGGTATTGCTTATGATGTAGACAATGGTATATATGTTGTAGTTGGTAATGCTGGTACAATATTATTAAGTGAAGACGCAATAGATTGGATTATCCAAGATGGTGGAGTTGTTGATAATTTAAATAGCGTGGTATTTGATGGTGACAATTATATTGCAACTGGAAATAATGGTACAGTAATTGTCAGTTCTGATGGTATAACATGGACATCATCAATTAGTGGAACTGTTGAAAATCTTAATACAATTACGTTGGCAACTGTATCAACTATACCTACATTGGTATCAGCTGGCGATAATGGAATTCAAATCACTAGTAACAATGGTGCAACATCATGGTCTACTAGTAGTACTGGAACAACTAGTAATTTAATTGATAGTATATATGGTAGTGGTGAATATTATATAGTTGGAACAGACGGCGTAATTATCAGTGGTGTAAATGGAACTAGTTGGACTGATTTAAGTATACCAAGCGGATTAGATGGTAGTAGTAATTTTATATTTGATGTTGAGACTAGTACATTAAACATTACTAATATTGATTCTAGTAATGTTACATCAAATATTTCTAGTAGTAATATTGCTACGGCAAATCAATTGGTAGTATATACTCGTGCCAATTTAGGAGATATTGGGAATGTAGTTATTACTGGTGGTGCTAGTGGACTAGTAGTCAGTACTGACGGATTAGGTAATTTATATTGGGGTGCTGGAGGTGGTGGTACTGCTGGATCAACTGGTGCAACTGGATTCAGAGGTGCTACTGGAGCCACAGGTGCTACTGGATCAACTGGATTTACCGGAAGTACTGGATTTACCGGAAGTACCGGATTTACAGGAAGTACTGGATTTACAGGTGCTACTGGTAGTACAGGTGCTACTGGATTTGACGGAGCCACTGGATTTACTGGTTCTACGGGTGCCACTGGATTAGATGGAGCCACTGGAAGTACAGGTGCTACTGGATTTACTGGCGCTACTGGATTAGATGGAGCCACTGGATTTATCGGAGCCACTGGATTCATCGGTGCTACAGGAAGCGGAGCCACTGGATCTACTGGTTTTGAAGGATCCACTGGCGCAACAGGACTAGATGGATCAACTGGAGCCACAGGTGCTACTGGTTACGGTGCCACTGGTGCCACTGGAATTCAAGGTGATATTGGTGCTACTGGAGTAGCAGGTACGTCAGTTTCCATAATAGGATCAGTACCAAATGTAAACGTTGATCCTCCTAATAATCCACAAACAACACTTAATGCTGCATTTCCATCTGCAGTACTTGGAAATGGAGTTATAGATCAAGCTACTGGTAATTTATGGGTTTATGATGGTACACTTTGGGTCAATGTTGGAACTATTGTGGGTCCAACTGGATATACAGGTGCTACTGGATATACAGGCGCCACAGGAGCAACTGGCGTTCAAGGTGACATAGGTGCTACTGGATTTATTGGTTCTACTGGAGCCACGGGACTAGATGGATCAACTGGCGCAACTGGAGTTCAAGGTGATATAGGTGCTACTGGTTTTGATGGAGCCACTGGTGCTACTGGATTAGATGGTGCCACTGGCGCTACTGGTTTTGATGGAGCCACTGGCGCAACCGGAATTCAAGGTGATATTGGGGCAACTGGTTTTGACGGAGCCACAGGTGCTACTGGATTACAGGGCGACATAGGTGCCACTGGATTTGATGGCGCTACTGGTGCTACTGGATTAGATGGATCAACTGGCGCTACTGGAATTCAAGGAGACATAGGTGCTACCGGATTTGACGGAGCCACTGGAGCTACTGGAATTCAAGGTGACATAGGTGCTACTGGATTTGATGGGGCCACTGGACCAATTGGATTTGACGGAGCCACTGGTGCTACTGGATTACAGGGTGATATTGGTGCTACTGGATTTGACGGAGCCACTGGTGCTACTGGATTACAGGGTGATATTGGTGCTACTGGAGTTCAGGGTGATATAGGTGCCACTGGTTTTGACGGAGCCACTGGCGCTACTGGATTAGATGGAGCCACAGGTGCTACCGGATTAGACGGATCTACTGGTGCTACTGGATTACAGGGTGATATTGGTGCTACTGGATTAGATGGAGCCACTGGTGCTACTGGAGTTCAGGGCGACATAGGTGCTACTGGATTTACTGGAGCCACAGGATCTACTGGATTAGACGGATCTACCGGTGCCACTGGAGTTCAAGGTGATATTGGATCTACTGGTGCTACTGGTTTTGATGGAGCTACCGGATTTACTGGATCAACTGGATTTGACGGCGCTACTGGTTTTGATGGATCAACTGGATTTACTGGATCAACAGGTGCTACTGGTGTTACTGGATTACAGGGAGCTACTGGATTACAGGGGGCTACTGGATTTATAGGAAGTACGGGTGCTACTGGATTTGACGGTTCTACTGGATTTGATGGATCAACTGGATTTACTGGCGCTACAGGTGCCACTGGATTATCTGGTGGTGTTGGTAGTATTGGGTCAACTGGTGCTACTGGATTAACTGGAGCGACTGGTACTGGGGTATCAATAATTACTGATACTGTTGATAATAATACATTTTATCCTGCTCTTTCAAATATTTTTACTGGTAGCTTAGCTACGATATATGTAAGTAGTAGTAAATTAACATTTAATCCTAGTACTGGTCAACTAAACGCTGTAGAAGTCAACTCTACTAGCGATGGAACATTGAAAGAAAATATTAAAAATATTGTTAGTCCGTTAACTATTTTGAATCAAATTACTGGAGTTTCTTTTAATTGGAAAGAATGGGGTAAGAAATCTTATGGAGTAATTGCTCAAGAAGTTGCTAAAATTTTACCAGAATTGGTATCAAAAAATGAAAATGGATTATCAGTTTCGTATTTGCCATTAATTGCTATCTTAATTGAAGCAGTTAAGGAACAACAAAAACAAATTGATGAAATAAGAAAGATAAAATAACGTTCAAATTTGAACGTAGTTGGGTTATAATATATATTTGATAATACATAATTATAGCGTCTCTAGACGCTATTTTTATTAAAAATGTCAATAATTTAATTATAACATACTGATAAATACAGAGATAAATCATATTTAAAACATGATAGCCTAGTACCCAAAAGGAAACGAAGATGGCAATTAAGATTTGTGGTAATATTGTATTACCAAACATTAATGGTGGGAATTGTAATAACTATTCTCTTGGCGCAAATGCATTAGAATCAGTTACTACTGGATGTAACAACTTTGCGGTTGGGTTAGGCGCCGCCACACTTAACGTCATTGGATGTAATAACACAGCTATTGGGTATGGATCGTTATGTAACAATGTAACTGGGTCTGATAATATTGCAATTGGATATTCATCATTATTTTCTAATACTATTGGTGATGATAATATTGCTTTAGGATATGAAGCACTTAAATGTAATCTTGCTAGTACAAATATTGCAATAGGCGGTAGTTCATTAAGATGTAATACTACTGGCAGTGGAAACGTTGGTATTGGTTTTCTTTCTTTAGAATGTAATTCTACTGGTAAATTCAACGTTGCAATTGGTGGTTATGGATCATTAAGAAATAACAATGCAGGAGATTATAATATTGCATTGGGTGCTAGATCATTAGAAACTAATGTTTGTGGTCGTTATAATATAGCACAGGGTTATTACGCACTTGGATCAAACACTGTAGGTAATAGTAATATCGCTCAAGGTCATTGTGCTTTAAGAGACAATATCACTGGGTCAAACAACGTTGGTATTGGTTGTGCTGCATTATTTAAAAATACAATTGGTTCAAACAACTTTGCTGCTGGATTAGGTGCATTGTGTTTAAGTGCTGCTGGTGATAATAACACGGCAATTGGATACAAAACACTGGCAACAAATAGTAATGGATTCAATAACGTTGCCATTGGATGTCTTGCACTTAATAATAATGAATTTGGTAATGACAATTTTGCTGCTGGATATAGATCATTATTCAACAATATAACTGGAAGTAATAGTGTAGCTATTGGATGTTGTGCTCTTTACAATTCTTCTTCTACTACTGGTGGAAATATTGCAATTGGTTCAGATGCGGGTAAGGCAATTACTAATGGAATAAACAATACAGTTATTGGTTCATTACCGGCGGCTGCTGGATGTGTATGTACTGTATTGATTGGTGCTGGTACTTGTGAACGTATTCGTGTTGATAATACTGGATTGTATATTAACAATGCATTATGGATCAACAATGGTGCTACAGGTGCCACTGGATTTACTGGTGCTACTGGTGCCACTGGAGTTGATGGATCAACTGGTGCTACTGGACTTCAAGGTGCTACTGGATTTACTGGATCAACTGGACCTCAAGGTGAGGCAGGTTCAACTGGCGCTACTGGATTTACGGGTGCCACAGGACTTCAAGGAGATATTGGTGCTACTGGTGCTAGTGGACTTCAAGGAGATATTGGTGCCACTGGTGCATCAGGACTAAATGGTTCTACTGGTGCAACGGGTTCTACTGGATTTACAGGCTCAACTGGATTTACTGGAGCCACTGGAAGTACAGGTGCCACTGGATTTACAGGATCAACTGGTATTCAAGGTGAGATTGGATCAACTGGTGCTACAGGTATACAAGGAAATATTGGATCAACTGGCGCTACAGGTATTCAAGGTGATATTGGATCAACTGGCGCTACAGGTATTCAAGGTGATATTGGTTCTACAGGCTCAACTGGTGCCACAGGTATTCAAGGTTTTGTAGGAACAACTGGCGCTACTGGATTTACAGGAGCTACAGGAAGTACAGGTGCTACTGGATTTACTGGTGCCACAGGCTCAACTGGTGCAACAGGTATTCAAGGAGATATTGGTTCCACAGGTTCAACAGGTGCTACTGGATTTACAGGCGCTACAGGAAGTACAGGTGCTACTGGATTTACTGGTTCAACCGGTGCTACCGGAAGTACAGGTGCTACTGGATTTACTGGTGCTACTGGTAGTACTGGAGCCACTGGATTTACAGGAAGTACAGGCGCCACTGGTGCTACAGGTATTCAAGGTGATATTGGATCAACAGGTGCTACTGGATTTACTGGTGCCACAGGTAGTACTGGTGCTACTGGAGTTCAAGGTGATATAGGTAGTACTGGATCTACTGGATTCACAGGATCAACTGGAAGTACAGGTTCTACTGGATTTACTGGTGCTACTGGAAGTACTGGATCAACAGGATTTACTGGTGCTACTGGAAGTACGGGTGCTACTGGGTTTGACGGTGCCACTGGAAGTACAGGTGCTACTGGATTTACCGGTGCTACTGGATCAACAGGTGCTACTGGATTTGACGGTTCTACAGGCGCAACAGGCGCTACTGGATTTCAAGGTTCTACAGGCGCAACAGGTGCAACAGGAAGTGGATCAACTGGATTTACAGGTGCTACTGGTTCAACTGGATCTACTGGAAATATTGGATCAACTGGATCAACCGGTTCAACTGGATTCACTGGATCAACCGGTGCTACTGGATTTGATGGAGCCACTGGTGCCACTGGTGCCACTGGAGTTCAAGGTGATATAGGTAGTACTGGATCTACTGGATTCACAGGTGCTACCGGAAGTACTGGTGCTACTGGACTTACAGGGGCAACTGGTATATCTGGAGGAGTTGGAAGTATTGGTGCCACTGGTGCTACCGGATTCACAGGTGCTACCGGAAGTACTGGCGCTACTGGAATACAAGGTTTTGTAGGAACTACAGGATCTACTGGATTTACTGGAGCCACAGGTGCTACTGGTATATCAGGGGGAATTGGAAATACTGGATCAACAGGTGCAACTGGATCAACAGGTGCTACTGGATTTACTGGATCAACTGGATCAACAGGTGCTACTGGATTTACTGGATCAACTGGAGCCACTGGTGCTACAGGGAGCGGAGCCACTGGTGCTACTGGTGCTACTGGAGTTCAAGGCGATATAGGTTCTACTGGTGCTACTGGATTCACAGGTGCTACTGGGGCAACTGGTGCTACAGGAAGTGGAGCCACTGGTGCTACTGGTTTTGATGGTGCTACTGGAAGTACGGGTGCTACTGGATTTACTGGATCAACTGGAGCCACAGGTTCCACCGGCGCTACTGGATTTACTGGCGCTACAGGATCAACAGGTGCAACTGGATTTACAGGAAGTACAGGTGCTACTGGATTTGACGGAGCCACAGGAGCAACTGGCGCTACAGGAAATATAGGATCAACTGGATCAACGGGTGCTACTGGATTCACTGGTGCCACTGGTTCAACGGGCTCCACTGGATTTACAGGAAGTACTGGTGCTACTGGATTTGATGGAGCCACAGGCTCTACTGGTGCTACTGGATTTACAGGTTCAACTGGATCTACTGGTTCTACAGGATTTACGGGTTCTACTGGTTCTACAGGATCAACAGGATTTACAGGTGCTACTGGATTTACAGGAAGTACAGGTGCCACCGGAAGTACAGGGGCCACTGGATTCACTGGTGCTACTGGTAGTACAGGTGCTACTGGATTTGACGGCGCAACTGGTAGTACAGGTGCTACTGGATTTGACGGCGCAACTGGTAGTACAGG